ATCTTCGCAACTATGATGAGTTTCGTGAACCATTTCTTGGTGGTGGAAGCGTTGCAATTTATATCACCAAGAAATATCCAAACCTAGATATATGGGTCAATGATCTTTACGAACCTCTTGTAAACTTCTGGCAGCAACTCCAGATGTTTGGAAATGATTTAAAAAGTGAATTGGTGGATTGTAAACTTGCATATAATACCCCAGAATTAGCAAGAGAGTTATTTACAAAGTCAAAGGAGCACATCAATGATGAGTCTGAATCGAACTTTAATCGGGCTGTCGCTTTCTATATTGTTAATAAATGTTCTTTTAGCGGTCTTACCGAAAGTTCATCTTTTTCAGAGCAAGCAAGTAACTCCAATTTCTCCCTGCGAGGAATTTACAAACTGCCAGGATATTCTGAGTTAATTTCTAATTGGCGTATAACTAATTACTCGTATGATTATCTGATGGATGGAAACAAGAGTGCTTTTATGTATCTCGATCCTCCTTATGATATTAAGGATAATCTCTATGGCAGAAAGGGATCAATGCACAAAGGATTCGATCACGATAAGTTTGCTGCTGATTGCGACACTAACAATATGGATCAGTTGATTAGTTATAATTCTGACCAACTTGTTAAAGATAGGTTTAATAACTGGAACGCTGCTGAGTTTGATTTAACTTATACGATGCGTTCTGTTGGTGAATATATGCGTGAGCAAAAACAACGTAAAGAATTACTACTTTTTAATTATGGAATTGAAGGACTGGTTAAACTCGATCAATCAGACGAAGCAACATCTGATTGATGAAGATCCTTCACTTGAGAAGGAATATGCTCCCTATATTATCAATCGTTGCCTTTCTGGGCACATTGATTGTATTATGTTTGCGAATGAAATGAATCGATATCATTTCCTCCCAAAGAAGATGCAATATGACTTTTTTATAAATAGTCTGAGGAAAAAGAAGAGATTTTCTCCCTGGCTCCGACAAGATAAAATCAAAGACCTTGATTATGTCAAACGTTATTATGGTTATAGTAATGAAAAGGCAAAACAAGCTTTGAGGATTCTTACCAAAGAACAACTAACATTTATTAAATCGAAATTTGAAACTGGAGGAACAAAATGAGTGTCGTTCAAGAACCTGAAGTGAAGTGGACGCCCGACCAAATGGTGGAAGTGATCCTTAATGAACCTGATGATTTTCTTAAGGTTCGTGAGACTTTGACCCGTATCGGAGTTGCTTCAAGAAAAGAAAAGAAAATCTATCAGTCTTGTCATATTCTGCACAAGCAAGGTAGGTATTATCTCGTTCACTTTAAGGAACTGTTTGCTTTGGATGGCAAGCACGCAAACCTGACCGTGAATGATGTCCAGCGTCGCAATCGTATTGCCCAACTTCTTGCTGATTGGGGTCTGATTACTATTGTAGATGTAAGTAAGATTCAAGATATTGCTCCTTTGAATCAAATTAAAGTCCTTGCTTATAAGGATAAGGGAGACTGGATTCTAGAAACTAAGTATAATATTGGTGCTAAAAAGAAAAAGGTAGAGGATGCCGAATGAAAAAGAGCGGGTTTTACACCCGCCTTTTTTGTAAGAAGTAGTATAATTATATACGGATGCCGAAAGGGTCCACAAAACACAAACTCGCTTTTAAAGGAGCTACCATAATGACTAACCTCACAAGGTATACTGCTGCGGATCTTCCTGCCCTGATGGAAAGAATCACACGCAATAGCATTGGAATGGACGAATATTTTGATCGTCTTTTTAATCTTCATGAAACGACCACAAACTACCCTCCTTATAATCTAGTCCAAATAAATAATGTTGAATCCCATTTGGAACTAGCATTAGCAGGATTCAAGAAAGGAGAGGTCAATGTTTTCACAGAGTATGGAAAACTTTTTGTCGAAGGACAAAAAGCAGATTCCGAATCGGATAGGACGTTTATCCACAAGGGAGTGGCTAGCAGAAGTTTTAAACGAGCGTGGACTTTATCCGACGACACAGAAGTACGAGAAGTCACATTTGAAGACGGACTTCTACGAATCGTACTTGGGAAAGTAGTCCCAGAGCATCACGCCCGTAAAGACTATCTCTAAATAAAAATAAAAATGAAATCTTTCCACCAATTTCTTAACGAAATAAAAACGATTTCGTATCCAGCAGCAAAAGCACATAAAGTTTATATGAAGGGAAAAACTCAAAAAGTTTCCGCTGGTAGAGCAGTCCCAATCAATCCTGGAAGTGGTGCTGGAGATGGTGGTGGAAATGGTAATGGTGACTAAATACAGGTGAATATCGTCGCCGCAGGGAGGTAACTGGCAAAAACCAGTTGACACCTCCCATTTTTTTGGGTATAATGAGTTGAGGGAGAAAATAAAAATGTCAATTAAACTAGCACTATTAAAATCTGGCGAAACCGTTATTTCTGATATTAAAGAAATTGTTTCTGAAGAAAAACCTTGTGGATACATTTTCAACAAACCATATAAGGTTTTAACGGAAAGGTCTATTCTTTTAACTGAAGAAGTAGATTATGATGCAAAGATTCAAGTATCTCTATCATCTTGGATACTCCTTACGCAGGATGATCAGATTTTAGTCCCATTAGATTGGGTGGTGACTATTGTTGAACCGCTTAATTCAGTTAAAGAACTTTATGAGGAAAGAGTAAATGGAAAAAACAGTTAAGTGTCTTTTGTTGAAAGTTGATAATGTAATTGTCACTGAAATCATTGAGGTTGGTTCTGAATTGGGGGAACCAGATTGTAAACTTATCAATCCATATCGTATTGATGAAGAAGGAAATCTTACTCCTTGGCCAGATGTGACTGACCAGAGAGAAATGATGATTCATTCTGATAGTATTCTTACTATTGTCGATCCAAAAGAAGAAATTATTGAAAAGTATCTTGAATTAACTGCCTGATGAGATTCTATACAAACGTGCAAATGGTCGGGGATCACTTCTTGGTCCGTGGTTATGAAAATGGTAAACATTTTATGACCCGTGAGAAGTTTTACCCGACTCTTTTTGTCCCTTCAAAAAAGAAAACCAAATATCAAACACTGAATGGAGAATATGTAGAAACAGTTCAACCTGGATCTGTAAGAGAGTGTCGTGAGTTTGTTAAAAGGTATGATGGTGTAGAAAACTTTAAAATTTATGGAAACACAGGATACATCTATCAATATATTTCTGAAATGTATCCAGAAAAAGAAATTAAATTTGACATTGGTAAAGTTAAAGTTACCACTATTGACATTGAGGTTGCATCGGAAAATGGATTCCCTGATGTAGAATCTGCTGCAGAAGAAGTTCTTTTGATTACAATTCAGGATTATTCTTCAAAACAAATTCGCACTTGGGGAGTTGGTCCTTTTCAAAATAAACAGAAGAATGTTATTTACAAGTCTTTTGAAACTGAACGGGATTTGTTGAATGATTTTATTTCTTGGTGGATGACTGAAGATAATACTCCAGAAGTTGTAACTGGTTGGAATATTGAGTTGTATGATATTCCTTATCTGGTTCGTCGTCTTGATAGGATTCTTGGTGAAAAATTAATGAAACGTATGTCACCTTGGGGTCTTGTGACTGAAAGTGAAATTTATGTTTCTGGACGTAAGCATATTTCTTACGATGTAGGAGGAATCACTCAACTAGACTATTTGAATCTATACAAAAAATTCACATACACAAATCAGGAATCATATCGTCTAGATTATATTGCCAACGTTGAATTGGGTCAAAAGAAACTCGATCACTCGGAATTTGACACTTTCAAAGACTTTTACACAAAAGGTTGGCAAAAATTTGTTGAGTATAACATCATTGACGTGGAACTTGTTGACCGTTTGGAAGACAAGATGAAACTCATTGAACTTGCTATTACAATGGCATATGACGCAAAGGCAAACTATGCTGATGTGTTTTCGCAAGTTAGGATGTGGGATACCATCATTTACAATTATCTTAAAGATAGAAATATTGTAATTCCTCCAAAAGAAAGAAGTGAAAAAGATTCTAAGTATGCTGGTGCTTATGTAAAAGAACCTAGTCCTGGAAAATATGATTGGGTAGTTTCTTTTGACTTAAACAGTCTTTATCCCCACTTAATGATGATGTATAATATCAGCCCTGAAACTCTGCTGGATGACAAACATCCAACAGTAACAGTTGATAAGATTCTCAATCAAGAAATAACTTTTGAGATGTATAGTGATTATGCAGTTTGTGCAAATGGTGCTATGTATCGTAAAGATGTGCGAGGATT